GATGGAGGTTGTGACGGTGGACACTGCGGCGTCGGCCTTGATGGCGCCCAGGCCTGACAGGTTCTTGATGGAGGCCCAAACGATGGCCACGGGCTCCCAGACGTCGGGCAAGGGCTGGCCGTAGTCGTCGGTGCCCTGGCCCTTCTTTTCGATGGTCACGCGGCGGTTGAGCTTGCCGGCCTCCACGGTCAGACTCCCCAACCAACCCGAAACGGCCGCAGCAGTTCACGCGAGCCCATGGGCAGCTCGCCCAGGGTGGTAGACCCTACGTCCTCGCGGTGCGCGTACAGATGCCCGCAAATCAGCAGGACGGCGGCGCGGATCGAGTCGTTGACGAGCATCGGATCGTCGCCTGCCTCGCCAGCCAGGACGGCAGCGGCCATCGACGGCTCGTCCTCGTACACCTTGCGGTTCAGGTATTCCTGCGCTTGCTCGATGGCGGCGCTCAGGTACAGCGTGACCTGCTCGTCCTCCGCGCCAGCGTCGGCGCGAAGGTGGGCAATGGCCTGCTCCAGGGTGACGATCATTCGTCGGCCTTTGCCTTGCGGCCAGGCTTCTTGGCGGCCTCCTGCGCGGCTTCTACCTGTTGGGCGCCCTCTTCATGCGCGGCTTCGCGCTCCTTGTGTTCCGTGGCCACGCCGGCCGCGATGAACTGGTGCGCCAGGTTGCTGTCGAGCTGTGCGATGGTGCCGGCGCGGGGGTCGGTCTTGGCGAATTTGATGAGCATGGCGGTTCCTTTCGGACAAAGAAAAAGCGCCTCGGGGGCGCTTGTGGTTTGAACGGAGTGAGGCTATACCTCAATCAGCTTGTTTTTCTTGGCGAGATTCACCGACGCTGGAACTACTCGCAGATTGAATTCGTTATGCAGCCCGCAAACCGTTTCACCCTTGAGCGGGTAGAAATGGTCTACGTGGTGCTTAATGCCTGTGGCCTCGCTTATGCGGCGGCACTCAGCGTAAATCTTCCGAATTGCCTCAGTATTCGCCCATGCGGGCATGGCCTGAATACGCCGCGTGCGGCGCAGGCCGACATGATGGGCGTTTGCCTCGGGGTTGCGTTTGTGCCAAGCCTCCCGGGCCGCCCGCATGATCTGCGGGTTCCGCTCGCGGTACGCTTTCTGCTTCAACAGGAGTTTTGGCTGGTGGCGCCTGTAGCTCTCCCTGCCGGCCCTGATGTAGACCTCGGGGTGTTCAGCCCGCCACTTAGACGCAATCTGGTAGCGCCGCTCTCTGTTCTGTGCCGCCCATTCCGCAGCCCGGAGCTTATATGCATCGGCGTTTGCCCGGTAATGAGCCGCCTGCTGCTCTCTGATCTTTTCCTTGTGCTCTTCCCTGTAGGCCTTTTGGTAGGCCTTGAGCTTTTCTGAGTTGGCTTCGCGCCAAGCCTTTTGGTATGCCTTGCGGCGAGCGATAGAATCCGCCTCAGCCATGATGACCTCTTGTGCAGGTTGTTTGGTTAGAGCCCGGAAGGTGTTAGCGCACCAACCGGGCTCGTCTATTTTACGGGCCTTAAGTCACATTACCAAGGTCCATATAAACGAATGCCTCGGGGCGATAGACAGCGAGGGCAAGCCGCTCTTCCGCCAGCACGGTGACCATATTTTTAATGAAGTCGTCTTCCGACTCGGTCGCCACTTCAACGCGGGCTTGCCAGCGGTCGAACACTTGCGCGCCCATCTTGAAGGCGCCGGTCAGCACCTTGTCGATGGCAATGGCCTGCGTGGTCACCACAGGCAGGTTCCACAGCGTGGCGCCGATGCGCCCCTGCGGGTTGCCGATGATGTAGCGGCCCGTGGTGTCCTTCAGCAGCTCGATGCGCGCCCAGTCGCTGGGGTGCATGACGATGCCCGAGGACGGGTACTCAGCCAGCTCGGCCTGCAGTAGCGAAAGACGGATCTTGTCGATCTCGGTCGGCGTGCCGGCAGGCGTGAACGGGGCAGCATAGGCGGTGGCCTGCGGGATGATGCCCAGCAGGTTCTGGCCGGTGCCGTCTCCATTGAGCAGCTGCTGCTCTTCCTTGAAGGCCAGGCCGTAGCGCAGTCGCTGGTCGATCAGGCTGGCGAGCTGGGATGCATCGCTCAGGATCTGGCGCGAAGCCTTAACGTAGTGCGCGATGACCTTCGCAGTCGTGCTCACCAGGTCGAACTTCATGCCCGATTCGGGCTTCTTGGCGCCTTCCGCCACGGGCGCAGCGTTGTTCGTGAAACCCGTTTCCTTCACGTACTCCAGGGCGTTGCCATCCATGCGGCCGGGAGAGATCAGGTCGCGCACCGTCATGCGGCGCTGGGGCAGTGCTTGTACACCGGGCAGTCGGGTGGTTTGCACGAGATCGCCGGCAGAGCCATCGGCGTCAGTGGTCAGGCTGGTGATGGCGGCCTGCACGGTCATGTCCACACGACCGCGGGGCGTGGTCTTCGCGGAGAACGCCTTGTAGTCGTCGCTGTTGACGAACTGGCTTCCCAGAGACTGATGCTGAACGTCACCGCCAGCGCCGTTGGCTTCCAGCTTGGCCAGGGCCTGTTGGGT